CAGCACCTTATGCAGGTGGTTGATCTTGCCTTGGTACTCGGATGTTTGGGTGCCGAGGTCGATGATCCTGTAACAACGGGCGAGGTGCATACCCGGTGGGACAGGTTTGAAATCGCTATTGCTTCCTCCGGTACTACTGACAATGATACTCATAACAACTCCTTTTCAATTGTTTACGACGTTCGCTAAGACCGCATTCACTCCAAATTAAATCGATTTGCTCTTCAGTAGCGTGACCAAATTCAAGGTCCAATAAAGCAACCTCGATCTGTTGTTGCTTTTCGAGCATTAACTGATTGAGTTCTTCCATGGTCATTTCCTTTGTCAAAGTACTACAGAATGAACCTTAAACCATTTAACTAAGAAATACAATACCTCGTGACATAGGGTGTTGGAGTGTGTAACATGGAGTTTCGTGATCGTCACCCTAAGTAGGGTGGTGTTTGGAAATTTAGGGTGGTTTTTTAAGGAGGCGTTATGCAGTTGGATGAGTACTTGAAGGGCAAGCCGAGAGGAACAACCGCAAGGTTGGCCGCCAGGCTCGGCATCACAAAAACGTGGATGTCATTGATCGTCTCGAGGCGTCGTAAACCAAGCCCGGAGCTTGCCGTGTTGATTGAGGAGTACACCGAGGGCAAAGTTAAAAGACGTGATCTGTTACCCGAAATCTTTTCTTGAGGAGTCACCATGGATTGGTACAAGCACTACATCGAAGCGCACGCCGTTGAGACCGACGAGATACCTGACGCTGAGGATCTTGCGTACCGACGGATGAAGGACATCTACTACACCACCGAGAAGCCGTTGCCTGCAGATGTGCAGGTGGTATCCGACTGGGTTCGGTTGGATGAGGATGTTGTGGAGCCGGTCCTCGAGAAGTTTTTTAAATCAACGCCGGAGGGATTTGTTCATGAGGGATGGCAAATGGATATCACCCAACGTCAGCACGTTCTCAAGAAGAACCGTGAGAATGGGAAACGTGGTGGCAGGAAGCCACGAGGAGTGGTATAAATGTTTCAGCGCCGTGGAAAGCGCATAGTGGGTCAGAGTGTCAGTCTTCTTAGGGCTGGTCTATCTGACCGTATTGTTACCCTTAACGGGTACTGACCTGCCGGAATTTCCACCGGATAGATCAGCACCTAAGGAGATTGGCGTGTATTACTACCAGCATCATATTGGTGACTTCATTCGGTCTACGAACCGTTTGAACGATAGCCAATGCATGGTGTACCTCAGGCTCATTTGGCGTTACTACGAGAGCGAGGCACCGCTTCCCAAAGACCCAAAAAAACTTGCTTTTATGCTCGGAGCATCCTTGGAGGATGTTATGAGCATTCTTGAGCATTTTTTTACGGAAGACGTTGATTGTTATAGGAATAAGCGTTGCGACATTGAGATCGAAGCCTACCGAAAGAGGCAGGAGAAAGGTTCACGAGCGGCTAAGGCAAGGTGGGAGAATGCTCCGAGCATACCGCAAGCATCCCCGGAGAATGCTCCAAGCACGAAAATCGATGCCAACCATATAACCAATAACCAAGAATATAAAAACAATAATAGGTCGCTAAAGAGACCCGAAGACGTTAACGAGCAGGTTTGGACGGATTGGCTTGCCTTACGAAAAGTTAAGAAGGCGCCCGTCACGGCGACCGCCCTCACCCGGCTCAGGTCCGAGGCAACGAAGGCAGGTCTTACCCTGCAGGATGCTCTGACGCAATGTGTTGCTAACGGCTGGCAGGGGTTTGATTCCGACTGGATCAAAAAACGAGCCACCCCCGTGATAGAACGGAGGGGCATATGATCGAGGAACTGCTCAGCAAGCTACGCAAGGTGAAGGGTCGTAATGGATCATTCACGGCGTGTTGCCCAGCCCATGACGATGGCTCCCCTTCGCTTGCCATTCGAGAGGCTAACGACGGGAGGGTGCTTTTGCATTGCTTCGGTGGGTGCTCGGTGCATGACGTGCTTGGTGCGGTGGGTATGGACATCACGGACCTTTTCCCCGGCAAGAGCGAGCACCACCACCCCAAGATCAAGCCAAGATTCTTCGCAAGCGATTTGCTTAGGATCATTGAGCGAGAGTCGTTGATCGTTTCGATCGTGGCTAACGACATCGCCCAAGGCAAGGACATCCCAGACGCAGACCGTGAGCGATGCCTAGTCGCTCGTGACCGAATCAGAGAGGCACTTGACCATGTCTAACGTAGCAAACATCGAACAACGCGCCAGAGAACTGGACGAGATCCGCAGGTCCAAAGCACTCAGGCGCTCAGACATTGACGAAGACCTTTACGCCGAGCCAGAGGATCTAACCAAGTCGGTTATCACCTCGGACGCCGTGCTGGATCAGATGTGGAAGGAGATCCTGCACCCCGAGAAAGACGAGAGCGCCGTCATGCCATGGCAGAAGACACATAGTACCTTTCGGTATCGACCGGGTGAGGTCACGCTCTACGCTGGCTCTAACGGTGGCGGCAAGTCGCTGGTGACCGGTCAGATCGCCTTGTCGTTGATCCAGCAGGGCCACAAGGTCTGCATCGCCAGCTTCGAGATGAAGCCCAAGCGCACCATGTTGCGTATGCTGCGGCAGTTTTCGAGGGAGAACATCGAGCGCCCGATGTTTGAAGGCGAGCGTATGCACAAGTTCATGGAGGACCTTGAGGTCTTCACCAAGCAGAAGCTCTGGTTCTACGACCAGCAGGGCACCGTGACCAGCCGGCAGGTGATTGCCATGGGCAGGTTCTGCTCGAAGGAGCTAGGCATCAAGCACCTGTTTATCGATTCGCTTATGAAGTGCGTGCCCGGTGAGGATGACTACAACTCGCAGAAGTCGTTCATTGATCAACTCACGGCGCTGGCTCGAGACGAGGATATGCACATTCACCTAGTGCACCACATTCGCAAGCTCGCAAGCGAAGAGAACACTCCGAACAAGAACGACGTGAAGGGCACGGGTGCGATTGCCGATCAGGTGGATAACGTCCTGCTGATTTGGCGGAACAAGAAAAAAGAACACGAAAGGCAACTAACCGGTTCGGTTGATGTAGGGAGTCCAGACATGAGGATCATGTGCGAGAAGCAACGGAACGGCGAGTCTGAGGAGTGGTACAACCTGTGGTACCACCGGGACAGTCAGCAGTTCGTTGAGGAGTGGGATCACCAGCCGATGGTGTTCGCATGATTGAGATCACCCTGCCGTGGCCACCGAGCATCAACAACTACTGGAAGAACTGGAAGGGGCGAACCGTCCTTAGCGTCGAGGGACGCAAGTACCGGGAAGCCGTGATCCAGCAGATCTGGATGCAGGGATTCGTTAAGCGGATGGACTGCACCCTGAAGGTCACCATCGAGGCGCACCGACCGGACAACCGTAAGCGCGACCTCGACAACCTATTGAAGGCGGTTCTGGATGCTCTTCAGCACGCAGAGGCCTTTAATGACGATTCTCAGATCCATGACCTGAGGATTTACTGGGCACCGGATGTCGGTGGAATGCTGAAAATAAAAATTGAGGAAAAGACATGAGCACAGAGCACGACCCACACAAGGCGGTGGACTACATCATCGCCAATGCCAGCAAGTTTGCCAAAGCGAAAAGCGAACGGGTTTACCTTGAGGAATACCGGAAAAGCCTGAAAGCGCTTTTGATGAAGCGGAGCCTTGAAGACACCATCGGCGCTCAAGAGCGGGAGGCTTACGCCCACGCCGAGTACAAGCAGTTGCTCGAAGGATTGAAGGTGGCCATCGAAACAGAAGAGAAGTTGCGCTGGGATCTGATCGCTGCCCAAGCTCGCGTGGAGATCTGGCGCACGGAGCAGGCGAACAACCGAGCCGAGGGCAGGGCGGTAATGTGACGAACGACGAGAAGAAGCACCTCAGCCGGGTTGCTGATCTGGGGTGTGCGGTATGCCGCAGGATGGGCTTTCCGGGAACCCCAGCCGAGATACACCATAAAAGGTCCGGAATAGGGGCTGGAAGGCGCTCGAGCCACTGGGAGACTATGCCACTATGTCCAGAGCATCACAGAGGCACCACGGGGCTACACGGGCTTGGAACGAAGGGGTTCGCTAAGCATTGGGGGTTTGATGAGAACGATCTGATCAAAGACACCATTGAATTGCTAAGCAAGACTTATCCATCGAAGCACGAACCCCATAAAAAGTCTGATTAAAAAAAGGGTTGATTTGGTCGTTTTTTAATACATTCAGCTTGACATCGTTTAACTGATCATTAAACTAACAACTGTGGATGTGATCTTAAACGTAGTTCTAACCAGCGAGGAAATTATGAAAAACGAAACCACCCTTATCACCGCCGACCGTATCGACACCCTTGGTGCTTTGCTCAAGGAAATCAAGTCACTCACCGAAGAGGCTGACGCCATCAAGGACGACCTCAAAGATGTAGCCAATCTGTCCGGTGACCGTGCTTTCGAGGGCGACACCTACAAGGCTCTCTACATTGAGTCCAACGTCAGCACCGTTGACTGGAAGAAACTTGCTAACGACCTCGGTATCTCGGCTGACGTGATCGCTAAGTATACCAAGACCGCCGCTCGTTTCAGCGTCAAGGTCGAAGCCAAGTAAATTAACGGGGCTTCGGCCCCTACCGGGAGAAACCGCATGAACTACGCAGACAACGACGAGATCTATAACGAGATCGTGGACATCAGCAATGACACCTTCACGGCTGAGCAGATGTACCGAATCGCTTACATGGTGATCAACGCTTACCACCAAGGCAAGAGCACGGGCTTTATCGAAGCATCCGAAAGCAATTCGTTTAACATACAAACCGAAACGGTATAGGAGAGAGAAATGATCAGTTCACACATTCATCAGGTTGTACGCATCACCGGGTCTGAAGCAACGAAGCTCCCAACGGGGAACTACTCACGCACCTTTACTATCCAAACAGTTAAGGGTGAAGTGCTTGAGTTATTGCTCTACGCACCAACCGCAACGCAACTCTTCGTCATTCCGGAGAAGGGCGAATGACACGCCGAGAGTGGCTTGCGCTCAAGCGCCGTGTTAAAATCAACCGTGGAGACAGTCACTTACTCATTGCATTCTGGGTAAGTGCAGTTCTCACGGTGGTATCTCAAATCGTTATCGGTCTGGGGGTTATTTCCTGAGGGACTCCTCGAAAAGGCACTTCCACACTTACGGCGGGAGTAGCCCCCAGCCCCATGACGATGTAGTATCACCCCTATCAAAACCACTTCGGATGATTAAGGTGATGCCTGAAAAGCGAACAAAGCCGGTCAAGCCGGCAAACCCACCCGTAAACCCGGACCAGACCGCGGATCAAATCCCCGTAAAGGGAAAGAAGATCGGTCGCCCCACCAAGTACACAGAAGAACTCTGCTCAACGATCTGTACAAGGATCACTAACGGAGAGAGTCTAAGGAATATCTGTAGGGAAGCAGGGATGCCTACGTTGGATACGATCTATCGTTGGATTGGCCGCTACCCCTCATTTTCAGAACAGTACACACGCGCAAGGGAAGAGCAGGCAGACACCTTGGCGGATGAGATACAGGCTCTGTCAGACGAGCCGCCCCGCATGACGCTCAATAAGCACGGCTTTGAGGTGGTGGACACCGGGTGGCTGCAATGGCAACGCCAGCGCATTGACTCGCGTAAATGGTGCGCCTCGAAGTTGAAGCCGAAGAAATACGGTGACCGGGTGGCTCTGGCGGGTGACGCCGACAATCCCCTGAAGTCCGAGGTTCAGCTTGAAGCCGGGGAGTTGTTCCAGCAGATCCTGCAGAACATGGAGTTAAAGAAGCAGAATGGATGACGCCGCGGTTGAGTCGTTGAAACCCGGCGACCGCATCATTAGTGAGACAGGCAAAATTCGGACGGTGCTCCGGACGATCCTATCGGCGAGGGGCAGGGTGAACGCAGTCTATCTAACGAAACTCGTGAAGGTTAAGCCGGGGATCATGCAGATCGAAGAGTCCTGCATCGAGCGCTGGGCGCTCAAGAACCGTTACAAGCTCTATGACCGATCTTAGCGAGATTCTTCAGGACCCCGAGGTTCAGAGCAAGTTCAAGCTCTTAAAGACCGAGGATCAGATCTCGTGGGCGTGGCGTGCTAAATGGCTGACCGCGGCACATAAATACCAAGTCTTGCCGCCTGGCGACTGGTGGACAATCTGGCTCATGCTGGCGGGTCGAGGCGCAGGCAAGACGAGGACGGCTGCCGAACAGATCGGCTGGTGGGCATGGACCGAACCCGGCACCCGGTGGCTGGTGGGCGCTCCGACATCTTCTGACGTCCGAGCGACCTGCTTTGAGGGTGACTCCGGTCTGCTTACGGTGATCCCTGAAGTCCTGATCGCTGACTACAACCGGGCGTTCCATGAGCTTAAGCTAACCAATGGCTCTCTTATTAAGGGCATCCCTGCATCGGAGCCAGAGCGCTTCCGAGGTCCCCAGTTCCACGGCGCATGGCTCGATGAGCTTGCCGCATGGGACTACCTGCAGGAAGCGTGGGACCAAATCATGTTTGGCGTGCGTCTAGGTAAACGTACCCGGATCTTGGCCACCACCACCCCGAAGCCTAAAGACCTGATCATGGAGTTGGTGGGCAGGGAGGGCGAAGACGTCGCCGTGACCCGTGCCTCAACATATGAAAACCTGAGCAACCTGGCGCCCAGCTTCCAGAAGCAGATCCTTCAATATGAGGGCACCCGGCTGGGCAGGCAGGAGATCTACGCCGAGATCATCGACCCTGAAGAATCAGGCATTGTGAAGCGGGAGATGTTTAAGCTCTGGCCATCGGGCAAAGAATTCCCCAAGTTCGAGTACATCATCCAGTCTTACGACTGCGCCTCAACGGAGAAGACCCAGAACGACCCGACCGCCTGCATAACCTTTGGCGTTTTCAAGCCTCTGGATGGTCCCATGAGCGTCATGGTGATCGACTGCTGGCAGGATAGGCTCCAGTACCCAGACCTTCGACCCAAGGTCATCGAGGAGTACGACACCGTCTTTGGGGAAGGCAAAGAGAAGAAGCGGGTGGACCTGATCCTCGTTGAGGATAAGTCAGCCGGTATTGCGCTCATTCAAGACCTTCAGCGTGCCCACCTCCCGGTGAGGGCGTACAACCCCGGACGAGCAGACAAGATCCAGCGCCTTAACATCGTGTCCAACATCATCGCCCGTGGCAGGGTGTGGCTGCCGGAAAGCTCCCAGCGCCCCGGCTACGTCAGGGACTGGGCTGAGGGGTTCGTCAGCCAGATCTGCGCTTTCCCTGAGACCACGCATGACGACTATGTGGATGCTTGCACGCAAGCGCTTCGGTTTCTTCGTGATGCCGGGTGGCTCGAGATCGATCCCCCGCGGGAAGAGTTGGACGAGGACGATTACGCAGACGCAGGCATGGTCCGACGGGAGAATCCGTATGCTCAGTAGACTCTCAGTCTTTGGTCGCTTACACTCCCAGCCTAAGGAGGCGTCATGACCGAAGACGAAATTCGCCTATTCAACGAGATCATGCAGAACCAGTCGGGGGAACAGGCTGAAGGTCTGGCGACCCGCTACCCTAGCGTCTTCGAGGTTCCCCGCATCGGTGACATTCCCGACCCGCTCAATATGCGTAAGCGCATGGAAGACTCCGAGCGCCGTCGCAAAAAGGCAGAAGAAGCCACCTTTCAAGAGAAGTACGGGCAGAAGACGATCCTCGACATGGCTCGCCCTGAGTTCATCCCTGACGACATCACGCAGGCGATCCAAGCCATCGGCACAGTCGGATCGGGCGCAACCGCAGGCATCAAGTCAATGGTGGGCGAGGCGTTCGGCATGGACCCCGAAGCCATCATGGAGCGCAACATCTACTTCCCTGAGACCGTCAAGAAGGCTCAGCGGGGTGAACCACTCACAGACGAAGAGCGACGTGACCTCGCGTTCTATGGCAGGTACGCCGGCAAGATCGGTGAAGGCATAGAGAAAGCCGAAGACGTTCTGGCACCGGTAGTCAGAGCCTATGACGCCTCCAAGCTCG